ACGATGAAGTGATGGCTATAGTGATGGCTTTCATAGGAGTTCAGCATGGGCGTACCTAGAACACTGGCCAAGGGCTTATCGAAGCTCAAGGAAGCGGCAGAACTCCGCAAGCTAGGCGGCACCCAGGCAGAGCGTATGGCGAGGGCGGCAGAGCAGGGGTATGGCATTGACTTCCTGCACGGTAGCCCGACGCTGAAAGAAACTGACGCTATAAGCCTCGCCCACCCGAAGCGCACCGACACGGGCTATTTAGGGAATGCGGTTTATGGCTCCAGACCAGAAGATGAATACATTGCGCGGGCGTATGCCGGAAGGGGTGGCGAGGTTCACCGGCTTAAAACGCGGGCGTCCAACTTCAAAGACTTTGTTTATGATGAAAACTACCGGCAAAACATCGGGGACTTTGGGCAGTCGATAGGCGTCAAGGCAGACCGCAATTCACCGGAATGGGCGCAAGAGTTTGCAGAAAGAATGCAAGCAAATGGGTACGAAGGCGCAAGAGGATTAGCGGATGACGGCACGGTTGTTGAGTACGCCATTTATGACCCATCACAGGTTCGCTCAGTAAACGCCGACTTCAACCCCGAATACCGCGACAGTCCCAACCTCCTCGCAGGTATTGCCGGTGCCATGCCCTACGCCGGAGCCACAGCAGCGGCTCTAGCAGGCGTCACAGGCTCACAGGAAGCCGAGGCAGGCCCACTGCAGACCCTTGGACGCGCTGCGCCATACCTGACCTCTGCCGCATTGGGCGGTGCTGCTGCGCTGCAATCGGGTGATGCGGAGGCGGGCCCGCTAGACGCACTAGGCCGTGCAGCACCCTACTTGGCCACGGGCGCTCTCGGTGCTGCGATGATGACGCCGCAGGATACCCAAGCCTATAACGACTACATCCGCGACGAAATGGAAGCCCGCACAGCCGCTGACAGGTTTGCTCAGATGCGCGGCAGCAAGGCAGGGTATTGGGAAGCCCGCAGGCAGGAACTGTTGGATATGGTTAACGGCTTGGGCGAAATGGCCAATAACGTAGTTTTGCCCGCCCTCGACAAGCCGCTGCAAGGGTATTTGGGGTTGGCGGGTACTGCCGGTGCTTTGGCAGCGGGCGGCACATGGGACCAAGCCATTCAACGCGGCGCAATGAGCGCACAACGTGACAGCGGGCAGACTTTCGATGCAATGGGCAATAGCGTTGCGCAAGCGGTAGCCCCGATTAGCACGCCGCAGCAAGCGCAGGCTATCGGCAATGGGGTAGAGTTAGGATTGAACGCGGCAACGATGTTTTTTAGTCCCTGATTTTAAGCGAACGGAGGCGCGTTTCCTCCGGATAACGAGGGCAAGACCATGAGTGACGAAACAGCAGTATTTGACGGACCGGAAGAACTGACAGGCGAGGAATTGACGCCGGTTCCTGAAGCCACGCCGGAGCCGGAAGCAAAAGCCGAAGCGCCGGAACCGGAAGCCAAGAAAGCCCCGCCCCCGCTGACCCCTGAACAACAGGAATCAGTGAACGAAGCGATAGGCAAGAAAGTCGCCAAGCAGCGCGAAGCCGAACGGCAGGCTCAGGAGTACCAGGCGCAACTCGCCGAGGCACAGCGCAAGCTCCAGCAGTACGAAGCCCCGGTACGTCCGGATATCCCGCCGCCGCCCGATCCGTATGAAGACAACTTTGCGCAGAAAGTGGCCCACCGGGATGCCATGATTGCCAAGGCCGCGCAGTTTGATGCTGAAATCAACTGGCGCAACACGCAGGAACAGCAGCGCCAGCAGCAGATCGCCGCCGAGGAACGGGCGAAGGTAGTCAAAACGGTCGAAACCTACAGCGAAGTGGCTACCAAATTGGGGATTACCTCCGAGGAACTGGCGGCAGCGGGCGCTCAAATAGCACCCTATGTACCTGACCGGCTGGCTTTGCGCATCCTGAATGATGCGTCAGGGCCGGAAATAACCACATACCTGGCCAAAAACCTCGTGGAACTGGACAAGGTGACACGGATGGACCCAATGGACGCGGCTGTTTACTTAGAGACGGTTATCAAGCCTGCCGCCAAGCGAGCGCCGCCCAAGTTGGCACCGGAACCCACTGAGAAGCTGAGTGGAGCCAGCGTCAAGGAGGCGGGTCGCGGACCCAAGGGCGCTGTTTACTATTGATTCCCTGCCTGCCCGCCATGTGCGGGCTTTTTTCTGTGCAACTATTGACACAGGCATAAAATTGCATAGGATGTAAATACGGGAAGCCAAATCCCGGTAAAACTCCGTTTGGCATTGCTGGTTGATTTCCGCGTACAGCAGCGGGACGAAACTTAACTCAATGCCCTTACGGAGATACTCTCATGGCAAACTCAACTACTTCAAACTGGTCGCGCAAACTCATGGAAGTTTTCCTTGAGAAATTTGAAGCGTCCCGCGTCCTGACCAAGACCGTCAACACCCAACTGTTTCAGGGCAAATTCACGCCAAGCTCCGGCTCGAACGTGGATATCAAGCGCCCGCATGACTACAACGTCCTGTCAACCGCAGGCGGCGACATTTCCAGCTCTACCAAGTCCGATATCATTTCAGGCAAGGCGACGGCCACGGTCCAGAACTACATGACCGTTGCAACCGAGTGGTCGAACATCGAGGAAGCTCTTGAGCTGAATCAGCTTGACCAAATCCTGGCACCGATGGCAACCCGGCTGGTTACTCAGTTGGAAGTCAACCTCGGCAGCTACATGGCCACTAACTCCGGCCTGTCTGTCGGCGTCCCTGGTACTGCCGTTGACGCATGGAGTGACGTTGCCAAGGCATCCAGTCTGCTGTCTGCTATCGGTGTTCCGATGGACTCGCAGTGGCACTATGTCTGCGGCCCGTACATCCAGCAAGCTCTGGCCTCTGTTCAGAACGGTTTGTCACCTGCAACCGGAACACTGGTCAACACCGCATGGGAAAAGGCCGAAATCAGCCGTAACTTTGCCGGTATGCGCGTCTCCATGTCCAACTGTCTGCCGTCTCTCACGCTTGGCACTTCTGCTGACCGTGCTGGCGCGCTGACCGGCGCACCGACGGCTACCTATGTCGGCGCAAAGGACACCATGACGCAGGTCTGGGCTGTCACTGGGTTCAGCAACGGCGCAACGCTGAAGGCGGGTGATGTTCTGGAAGTGACCGGACGTTACTACGTTTCTCAAGGTTCACGACAAGTGATCTTTGACGAAGCCGGTGCGCGCATCAAGTTCCGTGGCACTGTAACCACCAACGTGACTCTCGGCGCATCTGGCGAAGGCAACGTAACGGTAACTGGTCCGGCTATCTACGAGGCCACAGGGCAGTACAACACGGTTGACTCCGCGCTGACTACCAGCGACGTAGTGACGGTGCTCGGCTCCTCTGCTGCAGTTGTCCAGCCTGCGTTGTTCTACCATCCCCAAGCGTTCGCAATGGCCTCTGTCAAGCTGCCGAAGCTGTACAGCACTGACACCGTTGCGGTAACTGAGGATGGCATCAGCCTGCGAGTCTCTCGCTACGCAGACGGTGACGCGAACACGCAGAAAGTGCGTTTTGACTTGCTGCCTGCCTTCGGCACGATGAACCCAATGTTCGCGGGCAAAGGGTATGGCACCTAACGGAAGTTAGGACGATGATCGGGCGGCTTCGGAGGAATCTGAGCCGCCTTTTCTTTTTGCGGAGAGAGAACATGACCACGATTACCTATGACCGGCCAAGTGGCTCCACCTTGACCGTGAACGACACCCCTGAGAACCGCGCTTATGCAGCGGAGAACGGATGGGTAGAAGCCGGAACGAAACCGGCAAAGGAAAAACCCGCCAAGAAAGAGAAGCCCGCTAAATGAACGGTATAGACAACATTGCGGGCTACACGCTGACAGTCGGCACTGCTGACTTTGTTATTTCTGATTCTATTGCTCAATACGACCCCATTGTTGACAACCTGGCTGACGGAGATGAGCGCAACTACAAGGCGCAGTTCATTGACCCTTCTTTTGGTGATGATTACGAAACAGGTCGAGGCACATGGAATGCGGGAGCGGGGACCATATCCCGCACGACCATCAAAACCTCTAGCAATAACGGCTCGATTGTAAACTTCGGAGCCGGTCCCAAAGTCGTATTTATCGTGTCCGATTATGAATCGCTGACGGACATGAACAACATGGTGGACTCTGCTGAAGGCGCGGGTTCACTCAAGATGACCACCGCAGAGCGCACGAATATTGCGGCAAATGTGGCGCTGCTTGCGACAAGGGGTGAGGCGTTTACTGCGGATTACGGCACAACCGCAGGCACTATTGCGGAGGGGGATGATGCTCGCTTTGGGTCTGTGGACATTGGCGACCTGACGCCTGCGGCGTCCATCGACGGGACAGAATTGGTTCCTGCTGACCAGGGTGGAGACGGTGTTTCGATTACCACGCAGCAGATTGCAGGCAATCCAGTAACCGATGTTAGAACCTTTGCCATGGACAGGGTTCAGGGTTACACCAATTTCAACGGATTACAGTACGTTTACACCAATGCCGTAGACGGCACGGTCGCGCAGCTTGAAAAGTTTCTAGTTAATCGCGGCGGCGCAGGGTCGCAGGTTTATAACGGTTCTTTTCTTTTGGGCTCGACGTGTCTATCAATGACAACCGGCACCGATACAACGGGCTATTGCTGCGTTACGCACTTTGAATACCCAATCCGTTTTGACCCGACGAAAGAATACGACCAAACATGGTCCGCCTTCCACAGTGCACTCCCAACAGTTGGGGAGGCATCAACGACACAGATAGGGTTTCTTGTTGGCGCGCCCGCCTTGGCCGCGCAAGGGATGTATTTTTACTTGGATGAGCTGAGCAATAACTGGTACTACGCGGTCAAGAATGCAGGTGGAACAACGTCTGCCACCACAACCATTGCAGGCTCGATAGACAACGCCTCGCCGCAGGCTCTGCGCGTACACTATGACCCTGTGGCCGCTTCAACAAAGTTTTACATTGATGGCACGCTCAGAGGGACTGTTACAAATGCCACTCGCGTAGTAGGCACTACCCAGGCTCTGGCAATGGGTATGTCTATCCGAAAAAGCGCGGGGATAGCGGGCAACATATTCGTTGCATACCATCACTCATTCAACATTCAACGCTCAGTACTGGCTAACTTCTGATGGCATGGTATACCGGGAAAACAGCTTTGTCAGTCCTCGCATGGGGCGATAGTAATATGTTTGGTTCTGGCGGATTTACGCCACCGGGTGGGCAGGTAACAACTACTGGCCTGTGGTGCTACGCCTCTGCAACAGGTCAGGTGCCATACACGGAGGCCAATCTGGGGTGGCGCAACGCACTGGACCCAAACGGCACAAACAGACTGCCGGAATACAACAGTTATTTTAACGATGGCCCTTACGCTACCGCGTCCTACATCGGGCAAGTTTTAGGCGGCAACGGCAACCCTGCGATGGGCTGTGGGCAAGTGCTTAAGGAAGGCACAACGATTGATACCTACGTCTATCACTCGGCTGTCGGCGGCACCACAGCAGCATATTGGCAGAGCGGTAACGGCTGGACAACGCTTGAAAGGACTGTTCCGGCAGCGTTGGCAAGCATTCCAGGCGCGCCGACTGCATTCGACTGCATATTAGCGAGCATCGGCGGCAACGACGCCATTCAGGGGGTGCCACAGGAAACGTTTGTAACGAATATGAAGGCCATCCGCAGCCAGATGATTGCGGAAGGCTGGTGGGTTCCCGGCGTTACGCAGTTCGTGATTCTGGACATGCCGCGCAGTGGTTATTTTTGGGACAACTTCGGCACCTGGCAAGGCGTTGAACTGGTGCGCGCCCGATTCAATGACCGCATCAACCGCACAAATGCGACGGGGTATGAGTTTGCAGATGGCATCCACTATCTCCCGCCGTATTACACAAACGCAGCAGAACAAGCGGGGGATATGTTCATAGCACAAGTCCCAAAGCAGAAAGCGACATTCACTATCGGCGGTGTTCGCTTGTCACTTGGTGGCGAAAAATTGCGGGTAAATTCTGCATGAGGAATCGGTAATGCCTTCGTTTTCCCCTATCGCCTCGATACCGATTGCATCCGGTCCTACGAGTGTCTACGCCCCTGATATTCCGGTGGTGGTGAACCCTTCGGCCTGCTTTGGCTATACGACTGCGGGTGATGTGATTTCAGGCGCTTTGAAGTTGATACTTGTCGAGGCTGCTGATTCAGGACTTGAGCCGGATGAATACGCCGATGGTCTTACAGCGTTAAACGACTTTATGGCTGGGCTTGAGTCTGACGGACTTCGATTGGGCTATGCGCGGGTCTGCAACATCGCTGATATCGTATCTTTGCCTGATGGGGCTATCCGTGCGGTGAAGGCTAACCTCGCGCTCGATTTGGCTCCGCAGTTCGGCGGCAAAGTCTCCGCTACCCTCATCAAGCAAGCCAACGAAGGGATGAACACCCTCCGAAAGATTGGCGTGCGGATCGGGCAAGCCTTGTTGCCTTCAAGACTTCCGATGGGCTCAGGGAACTACTGCTACAACACGTTTACCCATGACGCGCCCTATGCCGAAATGACCCTGAACAACAACCGCAGGGCCACTGATATCACGACCGTGGCCGCAGCGGAGAAGGCGCAAGGGTTTTGGAGTATTGGCAGGTTCTCTGGTCTGTCTCCTGATATTTCAGGCCGCATTATCAACAACGGGCCTAAACGCACTTACCAACTGAGTGCAGACCTGACCCTTGTGGCCGACGACGATATTTTAGAGTGCGTGGTGGGCTTTGTGCGCAATGCGCAGTTTGTCCTATACACAACCCTAGAGCTATCCACGGATGCTGCCAGAGCCGTTATAGAAGGCTCTGTGGAGCTAGAGCAAGGGCAGTACCTCGACATTGTTGTGGCAGACGTTTACACAACCACGGACATTACCCTGACTGACGGGGTGGTCAAGCTATGGTAGACACCGTCCTTCCAATTGCGAACGGCTTCTACACCTCGGATTCCTTGCCGGTATCCGCGCAGAACTGCGTGAACTGGTATCCCCATGTGAACGAGGCGCCTGCGCTGAATGCGGAGATTCTTTTTGGTACGCCGGGCGTTTCAGGGGGGATTCTGTTTGGTGATGAGCCCTGCCGTGGAATGGCTGTGTTCGGTGATAGAACATTCCCCGACAAAGTTTACTTTGTTAACGGGAACAGCTTATACAGTTGGGACGGGGTGAGTGACGAAGTTGTTTTTATTGAGACAGACCAAGTTGGGGGTATTACCGGAACCGGGCTAGTTTCTATGGCGGTGAGCCAAACCCAGCTAATGATAGCAATACCAAACGGTGAGGCGTTTATTGTAGAGAAGGGATTTCCTGATACTTGCACATTAGTAACAGACAATGACCGCCAAGCGAATGGATACCCGCAGTGTGTGGTGTTTGTAGACGGCTAT